CCGACATTATCGCCTTGGTTTGTGACGCTGTGTACACCTTTGCACCCTTTGACAACGACAGTAGTACATTCTTCCCTTGCGGTATAAATGCACGTCCCTTGTCAACGATTAATTCTCTTGGGTCATTTATGCCCTTTTCGTCATTAACCATTGCCAAACCGCCCTCAAAATTTTGTGTACCTTTGGCTTTTTTGGCTTTTTTTACGAACATTCCCGAACTGCCAAACTTGGCCGCCGGAACATTTTTATTACTTAGTCCCTCTATAGACGAACCCTCAACAGAAACAGTATAATGGACTGTCGCAAATTTGTCTTCGGGTTGATAGCCGTCAGGTTCTGCACTATTCTTCTTAAATGTAACATTGCCCTCTTTGGGTGGTGCCGTATAGTTGTCGGGTTCTGTACTGTCATTAGTCCATATGACTTTACCTGTCGCAGTGATTTCGCCTAATTTATCACCGTTTAGGTCGTTAATATCAAAACCGCCTGTATCGACGTTGAATTTTATAGTGACTTGGTTGTTGTTGACTAATTCTTGTAGTTCTGAATCAGCCGTATTTAATACAGATATATCCCCCTCGGCGCTGACTTGTAAATTTACATCACCTACGCCATTTACAACATCAACCGCCCGCTGTACATCTTCAATTATGGATATATCACCGCTTGCGTTAATAGCAATATTCTTATTTTCGGGAATTAGTCCCATACTGTGTGCTAAATCATTTGCTTGCTTTGTAACTACGTCCAGCGCTCCCGCTTCCGACGCTTCTTGGATTGACCTAAAACCGTTTTGCAGTAATGCGGCTTTTGTGGCTATCTCATTTGATGACGCACCGAATTTTTGCATATCCGCAGTATAATTTGATATGAAATTATTCAGCGTGTCCCCTCCGGCTTGCCATACATCATCAAGACTACTTTGTCCCGTTTGAACGAGAGCCGCCGTTGTCGCCCAATCACTCATTGACAAATCAGCATTTTTAACCGCAGTAGTGATATGCTCTAACCCTTGCTCGGTGTCACCAAACTCCATTTCCAACAAACCCGCATTTGCCAACTCACGCATTGTCTTTTCATATTCAGCCATAGTAGCTTCATTTTCAGAAATCAACGTGTTGTTGTTTGTTAGATTTTTTTCAAGTTCTTTCGACCAATCCTCTATTGCAGTACTGTTTAACAATGCTTCTATCGGAGAATTTTTAAAATTCGGATTGCCTGTTGCTTCGGACAGTTCATTGAATTTGTTATTAAATTCTTCTTGCGAAACACTGCCTTTGTCATATGCGTCTTTTAGCATTAATAGTTCACTTCTGTAATCCGCTGTTGCTTGTTGCTGTTTTTTTATTCCCTCAACATTTTCATTATACAGTTCTCTGCTTGATTTAGCGTCTTCGTAATCATCTTTTTTGTTGTTGCCGTAATCGGTTAAATCCGGAATATTCTGCTTCGCCTCAAGATAATTGACACGTTTCATTTTTTCGATTGCCTCGTCAAGTTCAGCGTCATTTACACTGATGTCCATATCGTACTTCTCGGCCAACAAATTCTTGATTTCCTCAATTCGTTGTTTGGACTGTTGTAGTGTTGTTTCATCAGTATCCGGATTATTAACTACTTGTTGTAGGTTTCGTAACTCCCATTGTAGACTGTTTAGATCACGTGCGGCATCTGCATAGCTTTTTGTTTTATTAGATAATTCATCACCGCCACGTGACCAATCCTTGCTGTATTCCTCATATTTGCGTGCCGCCTTATACAATACAACCGTAGCTGTTGCCATTGCACCTAAACTCAGCACCGCCGGTCCTGCCGTCGCACCGATACTCGCCAACGTTGGTGCAAACTTTGCCAATGCTCCGCCTGCTGAAAATGCCTTTTTGATGTTGCCTACTGCCTCAACGGTGTTACCCGCCCATTTGATTAGTCCTGTCGAACCTTTTGTTATCGCCCCCATTGCAACGACAGTCGCTCCGGCGGTAATTATGTTTTTCTTTTGCGCGTCGTCCATTGACGCAATTTTTTGTGTGTACTGCGACACGCCGTTTGATACATCAACAATAGTCGGCAACATTAAATCACCGAATGAACGTGCAATTTCAACAACGTTATTCTTTGCAACAGACAATTTACTCGCTGTTGTTTCAGCCTTGGCGTCAAATTCTTCTTGCAATGCCGTATTTTCTTTGTATGCGGTGTTTGAACGATTGACACTCTCGGTTACTAAATCATAACCGTTGACTAATGCCATCATAGCCTGTATATCCTGTGTATTGTTTATGCCTAAATCATCTAACGCAACAGTTAGATTTTCGGCAGACTGCAAGCCTTTTAACAGTCCGTTAAATGCACCGGAGCTGTCAGTATTCCACTGCTCTTTAAACTCTTTCGCACTTTTACCGCTGTACTTTGCAAATGCCTTTAAACCTTCACCGCCGTTTGCAACCGCTTTTTCGATAGATAGCCATATTCTGCCTATCGCACTACCGCCCATTTGTGCCTCAATGCCTAATGATGATAGTGCCGCCGAATAACCCAACACGTCCGCCGATGACATTCGTACAGATGAACCGTATTTACCCATACGCAATGCCATTGACGCAATTTCAGATTCAGTTGTAGCACTATGGTTACCCAAATCAACGATTGCACTACCGATATTACGGATTTCATTCTGTCCGACACCCATAACGTTTTGGAATCGTGCAAGTGTAGCGGCACCTTCTTCGCCGGCCAAGTTTGTAGCCGACCCCATTTGTGCCATTACTTCCGTAAAATCAACAATATTATCGGTTGTGATACCTAATTGACCGCCTGCCGCCGCAAGTTCGTTTAATTCTGCCGTTGTCTGTGGAATGGCCGAATGTCCGTTGACACCTGTCGTGGACATCTGTATTATCTTTTGACGAATGTCCTCTAATTGTTCAGGCGTGCCGTCAACGGTTTTCTTAACATTTGCGAAATTGTCCTCAAATTGGACTGCCGCTATAGCTGACGCAGAACCTAACCCCAACGCCGCCGTTGCGGCATACTGTATCGGTTTTGTGATTGTATCAATACTTTCGCCGACTTCTTTTAAACCCTTTCCGGTCTGTTGCCACCTCTCGGCATTTGCGACTTTTTCGGCGGCTTTTACTCCCTTTTCGTATTCTTCATACTGTTTTGTAGCTTGGCTGACTGCTGTTTGTGCGTCCTCGTACGTCTTTTTACTGTTAGTTAAATTATTCTGTTGCTCTTGGATAGCCGAACTTACTTTTTTGTGTTGCTTTTCCAATGCGTTCAATTCAGTAGTAGTCCACTGTATAGCGCGTTGATTGTCCATATAGGCCGTACTACCCTTGTTGACAATTTTATTTGCGTTTTCTAATGTGTTTATCTCATTTTTTTTCGCAGAAATCATATTTTCAATGCTTGACTTCTGCATTTTCAACGCATTTACATTCTTGTCTACAGATTTAACGTTATCTTCATATGCTTTTTTAGTTTCTTGCAGTGTTTTACGGCTTTTTGCTATAGTGCTTTCAGTCGTCTTTAGCTGATTATTGTATTTTTCTAAACTTTTTGTTCCGGCTGTACCGCTATTCGCCTGTATATTCGCAAAATCCGCAAGTTGATTTTTGGCACTGCCTAATGTAGCCGCCAAATCCGACGCGTCACCCGTTATTCGTACTGTAATTTCGCCTATATCTGCCATTAAAACACCTCCTAATTAACCAAAAACAGCCCGCAAATACGGGCTGTCGGCTACTGTTCTGTTATTTTGCGTTGTATTTCCGCCGCTGTTATTGTTTTCTTCACTCAATGCGTCCAACATTTCAAATAACACTGTCGGATCTTGCCTGCCTACCACGTCGGGCATTAAATGATGTGCTTTAAACATAACAGCGTAAATATCTCTTAGTTTTTCTCTGTTTTCTTGTCCGCTGTCACTGTTTCCGGTTCTTGCGGACTTTCGACGTTTTTTCTTGTCATATTCTCAATATACCATATCCACGCTTGCTTACACATTTGCATTTTTTCGGCAGGATTTCTGTCTAACACATCTTGTGTTGCCTCTGTTCCCTCAAATAGGTGGTCTACTGCTCCACCACATAGTCTGCCGATACTGTCCGTTTCCCTTGTAACGTGAATTTCCTGTATTAAACACATAGCCTCGAAATCGAACGGCTTTGATATGTACTTTTTCTTTCCCTCTGTAAACGATAAAACTTTTTGCATAATATATTCCCTTTCTTAATACAAATTTAGGGACACTAAAACTAATTAGTGTCCCTTTTAACATTTTTATGGTTTTATTATTCTGTCTGTGATTGTTCTTTTTTTAGCTGTTCTGCCGTTGGTTTATATTTCATATCCTCAAACCACTTTGTAGCGATTTCAGCCTTGCCCTCTGCCGTCAATTTAGTATCATCAATAACGTAATATAACGCACCGTCATGGTCAGTTGCAACCGTTGTAAATGTAGCCTTTGCTGTTTGGTGGTCTATACTTCCGCTTGACGGCTTTGTTTTACCGCCAACGTTAGACGCAAAACTGTATTTACCTTTGTAGGTTCTGAAATATCTGTACGAACCGTCATTGTGTAGTGTTCTCCACGCTACACCAAAATACGGTGCCTCTGTCTTGTTATCGACGGCAACACCGCCGACCTCGTCCATTTTCAAACCACGCCACATAGCGTCAACCTCCGGCGGAATGTCTGCATTTTCAATGTCGTGTCCCGGTTTTTCAATATATGTGCTGACTTCGTACGCGTTATTATCAGCGTCAAACGTATCACTGTTACCACTGTCGGTTGGTGTGATTTGAACCATACCCGGCAATGTATAACCGTCACCGTAGGTTAGCTCTGTCGCTGTGTCCTTGTCAACTTTGAAAAATGTGTATTTGTCAACACCTATTGTTGACGACGGTTTATTAACTACTGTATTTGTATTTGCCATTTTTTAAATCCTCCTAAAAATATACTTGTTTTGAAAATCTCATTGCTTTGTGTCTTACACCGTTTTCGGGTGGCATATCTCGCGACATTTCACGATACCACCCTGCCGCCTGCATAGCCGTATCAACCTGTATCGCTATTCGACTGCATTCACCGCCGCCATTCGCCCATATGTCTATTGATACAGCTGTGTTCTGTGCCTGTTCCGCATTGTCATAGCAAAAACCTGTCGTTGTCGTATTTTCATAATAGCTGATAACGGGCAGTTCTTGTTCTTCATCAGGGTGATAAAAACAAACGGTGACGTCCTCTAAATTCATAGATACTAAAATATCGCGGATAATTTTATTTACGTCTACCATTCAGCTTTACCCCCTTTAACATCACTTGCAATCCCATATTCCAATCAGCTACATATGTGACTTCATAGGTTTTTGTATCTGTTATCAGATACGCACCGACCATTATATCTGAATTACGGGGACAATAAAACACATACTGACAATCAATTTGCAGTCCGTAATCTTTTGACGCCATATCCCCGCTGTACGGTTGTAAATCGCCTGTGACGGTACTTTTTTCTATGATGTCGTATGTGTTTTCGTAATCGTCATAATTTCCTTTTACGGCGATTTTTGCCGTTGTGTTATCAAACACGCTAAATATGTTATTAAACACGCTATTTTTGTTATTAGACGTGCTAAATATGTTCCGATAGTTTTCGTTTGCTGATGTCACTTGGCAAAAACCCCCTTTTACAGCGGTACGGTCTTAAACGTGATTCGTATTCTTTCAAAAATTCGTCGGTGTCGGTTGACGCGGACGACGTTTCAAATGATACGCTACGTTTATCCTCTGTAACAGACTTTATGACTTGCGGTGCGGCTGTTTGTCCGTACCCTTTTCGGCGGTACATTTCCGCCGCCATTTGAGGCACAAGACTTTGTAGTTTTGTCGGCACTTCGGCTGTGTGACAATATGAATTTATTAGATTTTCCATATCATCAATCAAAAAAGACAACAAGTCGTCTTGCTCGTTGTCTTTTATTCCTAACAGCATTTTTGCTGTACTCAAACTATCCATTGTATCAGTCCTCTTTCTTTCTGCGCGTCGGTTTCTTGGTTTCTTCCACCGTTTCCGCAGTTTCTTCCGGTTCGTCCGCTGTCGGTTCACCGTCTGCGACATAATACCCCGACGTCAGATACGCACGGATTTGAATTTGATTTGTCAGATTGACTGTATCAGTACCGTTTGTCAAACGCATATGTACCGCCCCTTTCTTTTTATTCTGCTTTTTTGTGAACGTAAATAGCGTTCTTTTTGTTGTCTAATACGAACGCGTCGTAGTAAACTCTACCCTCAACAAGCCAACCGTTAATACCCGGAGGATTGTCGTGGATTTTGTATTCTGACAACTTAACCGGTGATGTTGTTGCGATTTTGTGTGTGATGAAAAACAAAACGCCCTCCGGCAATCTTGTTGACGGTGCAACAACAATAGGAATACCGTCAACCATACCGACTTGACCTTTGATTGCAATGTTCTGTGCAATATCACCCTGCTTGATGAATGAATCATCTTGCTTGATTAATTTGAAAAATTCAGTTGATACAATCGCTACTTTTCCCTCCGGTACGTTCTTTTCGATTAGAAAACTTGTACCGTCCAAAAATGCACTGTACGCATTTTCTTTTGTGATTGCTCCTGTTGCTGTTTGTCCTGCACTTGCGCAGATTTTTGCAAATCTGTATGTATCAATTTCCGGTACGATAACCTCTCTGATTTGACGTTGTAGGGCTGAACCTGCACTGTTTATCATTTGTGTATCGTTGTAGTTTCCTCTGTCGATTGTGAACGTAAAACTTCTGTCTTGGTTCATTGTCAGTTCCTGTACGGTGTTCTCTAATTCCTTTGGTGTTCCGTAACGGTTTGAACCCTCTTTTGTGTAGTCGTTCATTGCCGCAGTAGGTACAGAATACACGTTTACTGTTTTAACACCGACAAAATCAAAATTTTGGTTTACAACGGCATTTGACATTGACTCTTTTGAAAATCTTTCGTCAATCGCCTTTGCGTATTTGCTTGCGTAATTAATAGCCATATTTTTTACTTCCTTTCTTTGTTTAGTTGATAAATCCCGCTAAAAACGGGTCATTTTCCTTGTTGTCCGGATCTTTGAACTTCGGCGGATTGCCTTTCATTCTTTCTGTTACCGCCTTTTCTACCGCCGCATTGAAATCCTTTTCAAATGCGTCAATGTTCGCTTTGGTTTCTTCCGCAGTCTTACCGCACAAACGCTCGGCAAAATTCTTAGACAATCCACGTTCTAACAGTTGATTAGCAGTTTCGGCAACTAACTGCTTTTGTGCAAATTCAGATTTTTCCTTTTCAAACTTTTCACGTTCGATACGCATTTCTTCCTTTGCTCGCTCGTCCTTGTTCAGCTTTGCCAACCTTGCCGCCTCGTCCGCGTCTGCTTTCCATTGCTTTTGTGCCTCCTCGACAGCCTTTCTTGTCGCCTCGTCAATATCTTCTTGCGAAAATGTTTTCGGTGGCTCTGCCGGTGGGTCAACCTTTGTGCCTGTCGGCGGGTCTGCCGGTGGGTCGACTTTTGGGTCGACTTTTGGGTCGACTTTTGGGTCAACTTTTGGGTCTGTGTTTGATTCTTGTCCTTCCATTGATTAAATCATTCCTTTCTTAATTTTGGATATAAAAATAAAACCTTTTAATGTCTTGTTCAGGACAATGCTTAACCCTGCACGGGAGATATTCGGACCACTACTCCTTTCTGCTATGTGTATGTTGTGCCTATTCTCACACTATCACCGCCTTTCAATGAATTAATTATATTTTTAAATATTCTCCTCTTAAAATTTTCTTTGCTTTTTCCGCCTCGCGACGGATTTCAAAACTTGTCTTATCTACAAATAACCAACCGTGAAACGGCATAAATTTTTGTCTTTTTCCCTCCGGCTCAAAATACGCCCAATCAAAACCGTGTCCAATAATTTCGGGTGTGCCTATTGCCTCCCAAAAACCATCTGTAACAGGGAAAAATCCGCAGTTAATCATAATGCATTGCTTTTCTCTGCTTAATGTTCTTTGTGCCTCTCGTCTACCCTGTACACGGGCGCTTTCCAACTCTCGGTTTAACTCACGCTGTGTCATAATTATTTTACCGAATATCTTTCTCATAAAAATCTTCCTTTCTTTTTTCTCAATTAATTGTGAATTTGAGCATTAAAAAAGCACGTCTGAAAACGTGCTTTTACTCTGTCAGATATGCTATTGCCTTTTTATATTTTTCTACTCTTTTTAAATCCTTATCCGTAATGACTTTTAAACGTGTCAAATCAGAATTATGTTTTAAGTCTGCTATTTTTACGTTTCTTGCTAAATTATTAGTTTTTATTCTTGCGATATATTCAAAATAATCTTCATTATTTTTTTGGGTTAATAGCTTTATTGCCGTTAACTCATTCGTTCCTACACCATAGTTCTTTAAATCCTTTAATGTGATTTTTGTATCTTCTACAACGTCGTGTAATAATGCTACGATTTTTTCCTCTTTTGTTTTTACGCTAAATGCCACCATAATAGGATGATATATATATTCTTTGCCCGCTTTGTCCGTTTGCCCTTTATGTGCAATGGTCGCGATTTCCAATGCCTTTTCTACAGTAAACAATATTTTTTCGCCTCCTCCTCTGTTATTTCTGTATATAAATCATAGTATTCGCTTTCATCATTCATATACTCTATCATTATCCCTGTCCTTATCCACTTTCCGTTTATATATATATATTGTTCAGCGCCATTTGCTTTTACTATAATATCCTTGTGTTCTCTATCTTCAAGCCTATAATATTTCATAATCATTTCACCTTTTCAATATCTTTTGGAATATGCAGTTTTTCAGACATGTCAAACATTTGTTTACTCAAATTCAAATATTCTTCTGAATTCTTTTCTAAAACTCTTGCTTTTTCATATAATTCGTGCATTTCATTATTTTTTAGATTAAAACTTTCCTGCGTATGATATTGCACTTCAAATTTGAATCCGTCTTTATCTTTTACTATTGTATTAATTCCTTTATAGGGATTGTTTTTATCATTCCAAGTGTTCTTTATTTTTATGGTTTCATATCCCTTTTGTTTCATATCTTGTATATTATACAATGTCTTTTCAGTCAGTTTATTATTACTGCCAATATATGTGTATCTTAAAATGTCATTTATTTCATACTTATTGCCATTCTCGCTATATTTTGATTCTATTTTTCTTAAATATGATTCTTTTGATTTTATTCTATAGTTCAAACCTTGTATTTTAAAACCATTTTCAACAGCTTGTTTTTTTATAAATTCTGTTATCTGTGGTTCTTTTTGCAATGCCTTATTATAGTAAATCATTCCTTTTGCTTTTGATTTTAAAATACCCCACTGCTCACTGTCATTATACTTTAATTCCTGCCATTTGTCAAAACTTCTCGGCACTTCTTTTGTACCTAATACTTTGACATATTTTGCGTGTTGCAGTTTATCTGATGTCTTGTTACTGTCTTTGCGTTTCGACAGCTTTAAAGCCGCTTTCTGCTCGTCTGATAGGCTGTTATACCATTCTGAATAATTCATTGAACCATCTACAATGTCATTTTTTCCGGTCAGCGGATCCCTTGCTCTGCGGTTCTTTAAATCCACTGCAATGGTTGTTGTGCAACGACATAACGGGTGCAATACAGGATAGTTATAACCCTCTCTCGCCTCCGACAGTGGCAACACCATATTGTCCCACTGTTGACACCGTTCACACGTTCTATAGTCCAATGTTGCTAAATATCTGTATTGCTCTGCCCCTATGTCCTCATATGCCTTTAAATCAGCCATTGCGTGGATATGTGAACTCTCGGTATGTATTAACCTTGTGGCATTGTATTTCTCGACTTGGAACGCCGTAGACAGTTTCTCGGCTGTCTTGCTCCACGCCTCACCCGACATCAGTGACTTGACAACTAAATTCTGCGCCGTTGTTGCCAACCTGTCAGTATTATCCCACACACGCTCCGAAAACTGTTTGCCGTGCCATTTTGTACTTACCGCCGCATTTATCGCATTTTCATTCAATATAGCAAAATTAATACCAACATCAAACTGCTTTGCGGCATCATCTATAACCCCGTAATAGCTTTCTTTGTACACCGCTTGCAGTCGCTCTGACAGTTTCTCTATTTCCTTTACGGCTACTTTTTTTATTCGGGCATATATAACAGCTTTGACCGCCTCATAACGTTCTTTACGTGCGGCATAGGCTCTGACAGATAGTCCGTCACGTCTAATATATGCTAAAATATCTTGTCGCGCCTGTTCGTCGGGGGCGTATTCCAACGATTTTATCAGCGTTTTTAGATTTTCTTCCTGTTGTGCCTGCGTCAAGAAATATTCTGCGGTTTCGTTGTCAATGCCGAAACGCTTTTGAAAATTGATTTTGATTTTCTGCATTTCCGTATCTATATCCGACAGTGCCTCGTCGTATAGTTTTAGGATTTCTTCACCTGTGTAGTTCGTTCCTGTCTGTACGGCTATTTCTCTGCGCAGTGCGGCGTCGTTCCAGTATTCCTCACTTTTCATACGCTACCCCGCTATTTTTCCTTTGATGATTTCTACAATGTTTTGTTCGTTCGATTTCAGTGCCGGAACTAAATACGGTTGTGCCGCCATTTTGTATGTGCCAAATTCAACGTACATAGCGTATTCTTTGTTCGTTCCGACTGTGCCGGTTGTTCCCGACACTTCCGACGTTATGGATTTCTGTAATTCCCCCGTATCAACAGGACACAAACCTCTTGCGTCTGCCTCAACAACTTTACAACTTTCTGCGATACCCTCTGACAGTTTTTCGGTTAGATTATTGATTTTATCATCAATCATTGCCTGCACATTTTCCAATCCCTCAACGCTAAACTGCATTACCAACCGCCCCCCGACATCATATCGCTATTGTTGTTCAGTTGCTGTTGAAATTCGTTTGCTGTTTCCTGCCGTGCCGATTCCGCCTCTTCCTGTGGGTCAGTTACAAAATCCAACTGTGCTATCAGTGTTTCGGTGCTAACCATACCTTTTAGGTTTGTAATCATTTGTGACATTTCGTAATTGTTTACAGGCAAATTGTGTGTGAACACAAAATCAATCCTGTGTACAGGAACTATCGGCGTATTGTTTTTTAGGTTTAAAAAATGATTATACAGTTTAAAACGTTCTTTCAGTCCCTTTGTGATGTAACCCTCTTTGTCTTTTGTTTTCTGCTCGAACGCCAAAATCTTGTACTTAATCGCCACACCGCTTTGGTTGTTGCCGAACTTTTCATCTGACAAATCCGGTACCATTGATGTAGTGAATATATCTTCTTTTAGGTCGTCACGCAGTACCTTTGTGTCCGCCTCCGACAGTGATTTTGACAAATACTTTGCGTCGCCGTACTCGTCGTTATCGGTTTGTAAAATCTTTTCGCGTTTTAATGCTCGTGCTTGCTCGCTGTCTATTTCAATTCCCTTCAATAACAGCATAGCGTCAACGAACTGTTCTTTGTCGTTTACACGGTCCGACATCAATTTGTTATATCCGTCTATCAGCTGTATTTGTTGCTCAAAATCGCCCTGTTTTTCCTCGTTATTGACGTATTCTATCATAGGTACGCCACCAAAGAAATGTATTGCTTGATATGTCAATTCAAGTGTGTTCCAATTATCCTGTTTTGACTGATATGTACATATTTCGCTATCCGTGTATATATTGCAGACAATACCTGTTACAACGTGATTGACGTCGTATGTTTTATAATAATAAACACCGAACAACGGAAAATGCGTACAATCGTCGTTATATACGACAAATGCCTGTCGCGGGTCTATTTTGACACTGCGTGGCTGTGAATTTCCGTCCGAATATACTAACTCGTACCCTCTGCCGTATATGCTGACATTCTTCACAATTTCTTTGTCAATCGACTGTATATCCTGTTCCAAATAGACATTTATAATGTCGTCAATATTGTACCCGTCAGACGGTGTATAACTAACAGGATTACCGATTAAATATGCAGTGCTGATGTCTGTAATGTATTTTGCGTGGTTCACCATTATTTTATTATTCGCCAATCCGTCCGCCTCTCGTTCTCGGTGACAAATTGCGTGATTTCCCCTGTAATAGTTCATCAATTTTGAATATCTGCCGTTACGACGTTCGTGTTTTTCGATTAATTCGGCTATCAGTTTGACCGTTATACCGTCTTTGATTAATTCTTCGTCTAATCGCATTAATATAATTCCTTTCTACTGCGTATCTTCGCGGTTTTGTTCTTCATATCGTTTTCCAACGCATAACGCACGGCGTCTATGGTATGGTTGTTTTTGTCCGGAAATTCGTCTTTAAATCCGTCGTTTCCGTCCGGTTCCAATTCATAGTTTAAAAATTCCTCTGCCGTTTTCGGACAACGGATATTATCAATAATGATTTTGTCTAACGACTGCAAAAATTTGATACCGTAGTTTACGCTATCCGGTCCCTTCTTTGCGCCTGTTATGCGCAGTCCGTACCGTTTCATTTCCGCAATACTCTTTGGCTCTGCACTGTCGGCGATTATTTGATTTTGCGTGTTTTTCTTCGTCTTTATCCTTTCCGCCGCGGATTGATTTGACATACCTACTTTGTAAATTTCGTCAAATATGTACAGCGTTTTTCGTTTTTTATCATAGTGACATTTTACATACACAAACGGGTCCGCCGCATATCCGAAGTCGATACCCTCGCGGATTTGGTCGAACGTGTCAACGTGTTCATCAGACAATCTGACTATATCCACATTTGCGAATATTTCGCCACCTGTTCCGGTGACTTCTCCCAAATACTCGTGATTGTATGCGTCTATGTTGCGTTCCTTTAGGCTTTCCGCCTCTGCAATGAATTGTGTGCCTAACCATTCCGGCGGAACATCTAAATAGCAACTATGATGTGTGTAACTGTGTTTGTCAACTTCTAATATGTGTTTATTCACCCAATTACGCTGTGATTTTGGCGGATTGTATGAATAAAACACGACAAATTCAGAACCGCCACGCATTAACGACTGATTGATATTACGGATTTCTGCAATGCCGTTAAATTCCGCAGTTTCCTCATACCAAATATATTTTAAATATCCCCTTGATACTTTTGTCGATTTTAATTTCTGTGGTTTATCTGCACCACGGAATAAAATTTTCTGTCCTGTTGGTTTGTATACCAACTCCAACGGACTTAATTTCTGTTTCCACAAATGCGATACGCCCAACTGCTCTATCGCCCAAACTAATTGTTCATACACACTGTCTTTCAGATATACGCCAACTTTGCGGATTGCGACAGCGTTTGCGTCTGCGTTGTTCATTATACCGTTTATAATTTCAATGGATATAAACGACGATTTTGTTGAACCTCTGCCGCCTTTCAGCCAATAGTGCGTATATTTTTTATCGTGTAGTTTTCTATGCACCGGATAAAATGACGGTGCGATTTTTTCAGATATTTTAGTCCCCATTTTTTTCACCCCCTATATCATCAATAATAACGACAGGTCCGTCATTTTCTATCTGTGTCCTGTCTGTAAACAATGCGTAGTATTTACCCAACATTTCCGCCGCACGTAGTCTATCTTTGGCAGGTGGTTTTCCCTCTGTCAGTTTTTGAAAACCATCACCGACAAATATCGGGATATTGTCAACGTTTTCGCCACGCATTACCGCCGTGAGAAATTCTATGACTTCGTTCGCCTGTGCTGTGTTTTGCTCGTGCAGTTCTTTCAGGCGTTCATCAATAGCCTGTTTGATTTCGTCTTTCTTCATCAGCCTACTTGCCGCCTGCGGTGCTGTTTTTTCACTGTAACCTGCCGCAATAGCCGCCGCGGTCTGATTTCTCTTGATGTCATTTACATATGCGTCAACGAACATTTTTTCTTTTTTCGTCATAGTTTCTCACCTCGCTTTGTTAATATATTTTTCGCTGTTTTTTTATTCCTACCATTAACGCGCGCGTGTGCGTACGCAAACACCTTAACAAAACTTAACAAAAAATTAAATAAATCCGTTTTTTGTCAACGCACGTTCTAACGCTCTGCGCTTGTGTCGGCACTCACACCATTTACGATTATTAAATCGCCATTTGCATATGAATAGCCATTTTGAAAATTTGTATGTCAATCCGTATTTTTTTGATTGTTTGCGGATTTTTTTATTTGTTTTCGTATTTTTTTCGTAATATATTTTCATTGTTGATCCTTTCTGCACTAAAAAAGCGGTGGAACTTTCCGCCGCTTTATTTGTTACCATTCCCCACGTTGGATAAGACTGTTTATAGTTTTTATCGCATTTAAGTCGGGTGGAATATGTTTCTTTATGACCTTGACTTTGCCTGTGTCTTTTTTATTTTTGTCAATGATTATTTCTTTTTCCTCTACTTCATACCCTGTCGCACGTTTCAACAGGGCTGTTTTTATTTGCTCGTTTACATCATTATACACTTGAATTACCTCTTTTTTTGTAATATAATAATGCAGATAGTTAATGTTCGCGAATATATAAACTATCTGCGTCAGAGGTACTGCTCTGATGTATGGCGTGAGGTGCGGGAACACCTCACGCCTTTTTTTTATTTGTTAAACCATTGCAGATAAATTTGTTCTGCAATTCGTTTCATCATCAACGGTGGAACAGACATTCCGCATACATACTGTACCGACTGTCCCATAAAATTATAATCTTCGGGAAACGTTTGAACGTGTATCATATCCATATCAGATATATAGCACGGTTTGTCGTAGTACACATATGCTCCGCCCGATACCAATGTATTGGCTACACGGTTATTGTGATATATTTGCGTTCCGAAATTACTGTCTTTGCCCGTCAATCGTTCGTTGATACTGCCAATGTTTTTATCTGTTGGCCGTCTGTGTAACCACCGTTTATATAGCAATGATGATTTATTAATCGGTCTGCCGTTGCCGTCACTGATTTCGCCGAACAATATTGGTTTGTCATTAAAATTCAGTGACAGTTTACCAAACTTCAAATCTTTCCGCCGCGAGATAAAGAACACACGTTCTCGTCGTTGCGGTACTCCCATAAATGCAGCGTTCAATAAAAATATCTGCGTATCATAACCGATTGCCGATAATCGTTTTATGATTTCGTTTACATATCCCTTTGCATTTCCCTGTACTATTCCTTTGACGTTCTCGGCTACAATCACTTTCGGTTGCAACCTTTCGGCCACGTCGATAAATTCAAAGAACAGGTCGTCCAATGTTTGTGCCGACTGTCCCTCTCGGAATACCTTTGTTTTGCCCCACGCCTTTTCTCTTTCGCCGGCAATAGAAAATGTACTGCACGGCGGTGAACCGTCCAATATATCCAACTGATACAGTTCATCAGAAATATTCGCATATTTTTTGAATTGTCGTATATCCATACGATAGTTGTATTTTGGGTGATGATTTGCAACATACATTTTATTTATTTTTTCGTCAATTTCGCAGTTGCCTAACACCGTATATCCAGCTAATTTATATCCCATTGTTGACCCACCGCCGCAGGAAAAACAACTGAACACATTCAATCCATTTTTCTGTACACGGTTTATATCACGTAGTTTCCATTTCCACATATTCATCACCTGTTAAATTTAAACCCGCAACGTGGACAGGTGCACTCAAAGTTATCGTCGTTATATTCATCTGCCGACAGTTCTTTTGATGTGTTGTCCAATGCCTCTTTAAATTCTTCGCTGATTTTTTCAAAACCGTATTCCGATAAATCCATATCTAACGCATACAGTTCTTCTTTCAATTTTTCATAGTCCCAGTCTGAAAATTCAGTTGTTTTATTATCAACCAAACGGAACGCATTGATTTGCTGTTCTGTTAAATCATCTGCGACTATACACGGTATTTCCGTTATACCCAACTTTTCCGCCGCAAGTAAACGTGTGTGTCCTGCAACGATTACATTGTTTTTATCTATGATGATTGGCACTCTGTATCCAAATTCTTTAATACTGTTCGCCACTTTATCCACGCTGTCAACGTTAATGCGTGGATTGTTTTCATATGGTTTTATATCCGAAATATTTTTATTTACAATTTTCAATGTTCCGTCCGCCTTTCGTAATTGATTGGGATTTTCTCGCAATCAAAAACCGCCGTTTACACGCTACGGCGGTTCTCGATTGACAGAAGAAAAAAAGGAGAAAACCCTATTGTGAATTTCTTCACGTTATCATAATACCACAGAATATAGTCCATTTTAGTCCACTCTTTTAAAAATTCGCAATTTTTTTTAATGCTGATTTATGTATTTGATATATTCGGGAACGTTCATAGTGCATTCTCTGACATATCTTGTTTTCATTCAGTCCTAATATGTATTTATATCGCAGTACCGCCTGTTCCTGTGGATCCGACAACTTCGCAATCGCAGTTTCGATTGTTTTCAACTTTTCCGCCGCCGTTGAATATTCTGTTTTATATTGTTCCTGTAAATCAATCAATTTGCAAATCAATTCGGATTTATCGGTTGACTTTCCGCCGCGTGGCATATCATTGACTATTGCCGTCACTTTATTGATTTGCGACTGCAATTTCTGTATTTGATATTCAATACTCTCTGCATTTCGCATTGTTTTTCTGTATTCCTGTAATTCTTTTTGCGTCAATGATATGCCCCCTGTTCCGTAATCGATTGCGATTTTTAGTTTTTGTTTAACAACCTGTGTTGTCCGTTTTTACTGACTATATACAAATATTCCGGTGTATCTTTTTCTATTTGCCAGTTTTCCGGTTTTAAACCGTGTTCGGCAAGAAATAGTTTCTGCCGGCGGTTCGGATTGATTAATCTTTTCATTGATTTCCTCCGTTTTTTTGTCTGTTCTTTTGGTACATTCTTTGTATCGACTGTTTCCACGAATTTCGTATTATGTTATATTCTCTGTTTGATGTATCAATTGCAACAATAGAATTTCTTAACTTTTTTTTGTTCATACTGACATCTAAAATATCGCGACTTCCGGCAAACGTCAGTACATAAACCTGTTTTTTGTACCGACGTGCATAATCGATAATACATTCATTGAACAGTGCTTGAAATGTCATTTGTGACGTTATGCGTTTCAAATCACCCGCCTTTAATTTTCGTATGTATGGTTTCATAAATTTTGATTTATATTTTCTCATTTGCTTATTTCTCCCTCGTTTTTTATATCATTTCATTTCCGTACTGTTTTAGCGAACCGTATACCGTTGCTACTGCTATATTTAATTCTTTGCTTATTTCTTTAATCGTGAACCCTTGGTTTTGTAAAAACACAATTCGATTATGGTATATATACCGTTTATTGTTACTTCGTGACTGTGGTTGCGGTTGTTCACCGTTGCAGATGTACACCCATTCGGGACGTACACCTTTTTTCAGTGCCTCGGTGACATTATGCCACGCCTCGTTGATACAGGAAACAGAACACATTTGTATTTTAAATGGTTTACCACTGTTTTCGTCGATTTTTTCGTTCATCATTTTTCCACATACTGAACAATATGTCTTTCGCATTTTTGGGCCTCCTCTTTTATCAATCTTTTTTTATTTCTTTTTTCCTCTCTTTCAATATATTGTGATTTCTTTACCGTATATTGTGATTTCTTTTTCCTTGTCGTCGACTTCTATACTGCCTTTGGTTACATATGAATAACCTTCATCCGCCAACACTGTATAACTGCCCTTGCCAACTTCAATTAATTCGTTCGCAAATTCTTGTAATTCCTGCACCGTCATATTTCTTCCACTTTTCCTTTTAACGTTTCTTTTACCGCCGCAAACAATTTGTCGTATTTCTCCGACCCCTCAACCGCCGCAAGTGCGGTTTTAACCGCTATAATACTGTTTTGTGCCTGTTCAAAACACATTTGCAGTTTAACCATTTTTTCATTACTGCCTAACAGTGATTCTTTCTGCAGTTTTTCAATGGTCTTTTTTAACTCCTCGTTTTCTTTTTCTGCCGCGTCAACCTTTTCCTTTTCGCTCGAAACATCATCTTGTAGCTTTTTGTACTGTTGTTCCGCATTTTTCGCCTTTTGTTTCGATTTTTTGGCTGCTTGCTCCGCTTTTTCCGCCGCTTGCTCCGCTTTTTCCGCCGCTTGCTCCGCTTTTTTCTTTTCCGTTTTTAATCTATCAATTTCCGCTTGCAGTGATTTTTTTGCTTTTTCGTCTGCCTCTTGCATCATCTTCTCTAACTCGTCTTGTGGAACCGTCGCAGGCTCTGCATTTCTAATGTCTAATTCCGCTTGCAGGCGTTCAATCATTGATTGTTTTTCTTCCGCCGCCTGTTTGTTTTTCTCTATCTCTGCTTTCAGCTTTCTTTCAGCCTCTGCCTGCTTTGCCGCCGACTGTGCCAGTGCGTCAGTCTTTTCCTGTATCAACTTGTGCAGTTGTTTAACGGTGGTTTCCTCTGTTATGTTGTTTTCTTCAACGAAATGCTCTCGCTCATCTGCCGGAATGGCGGTCAGTTCGATTAATTTTGTAATTCCCAAATTCCCAATCAATTTGGATTTTGTGAAATCACCGAACAGGCTCTGTTGGTCTTTTCCGTATTCTTTATATGCTTTTATGTAATTTTCGGCCATACTCTGACTATAGCCTGTATACTTTTCGCAATACTCGCCCCACTTTCCGTGGTCGACCAGTGTTTTCGCAATTTCAAAACGTTTACCGATTTCGATTATCCCGATTAATAACGTTCTGTTCATACTCTCGGTGATGTACTTAATTTCAGCCGTAATTTCCGGCAGTGTACAACTGTCTATCTCTCTGTATTCCGCCTCGATTATCTCGTTTTTATTTTCCATTATGCTACTTTCCTTTCTTTTTTCACTCCGGCTGTGTTCTTGACGAACTCAACCCACTTTTCTTCAAAATCTTGGACTTCCGGCGTTCTCGCGCAGTGCCGTAATCCGCTGTTTTGTCTGACACACATATTTTTAAAATCAAATTCCAATGTAAAATACGGTTTATCCGGTTCATTTATATGACGGATAAAAAATATAGCCGTCTGACCGCTCGCGTGACGTTTAGCATACGTCGCTACGCAATGATGTAACTCTCTGCCCTCGTCTATCATTTTAATTTCTGTTTCGGCAGGGTGTATTGATAAACCGCCGCAGGTGAAACAATATTTTTTTAGTTTGTTATATTGTTTCTTGAAATCTTTCTCCAGTTCTTTTGTTGCGGCAATCTGCATAATACGTTGTTCATCATTATGCGATTTTACTAAATTCTGCGGATATAGAATGTCCGTATCAGTCGTATAATGACCGTTTTTCCGCAACATATTCCAATAGTCAACAATGTACTGCACCCTGTTGTAATATGTTACTGCGTCCTCTAAATTTTTGTTTTGTTTTTCAATGTAACGCATTGTTTTCGGTATGTCGGCACCTGTTCCGATTAGCGGTTCAATTCGTGAACCGTATTTATGTACAATTCTATCAATATTCTGTATCGTTACACCCTGCGTATGTGTATGTACATACAGGTCAATTTTACTGCTATCCCACTCATTTTGTTTTATGCACCGCAGTGCCTCTTTGCTGATACCTAAAATTTCATTGGGTTTTGCTTTTTTCAGTTTTAACCCCTTGAAATTTTTCAACGTTGGCGTGTTTTTGATATACGACGTCGACGATTGTATTAATTGGTTGACATATCCACCTAACCCATTCATTATCAGATTTTCAACATTCGGATAACGCTGATATAATCGCAGATATGTAACCGGATATGTTGCCTCCGCACATTCAATATACATATCCATTTTAGAATTTTCTGCAAATGTGCCTTTCAGCACGTTTGGAATTTCTTCCGGCTGATATATTTCCGCCATATTCACACCCTCTACGCGGTCCGTAAATGTTTTTCGCGTTTCCCATTTCCCCAGAAAACACTGTCTGTTCCAGTAGTTTGAATAAAACCCCGTCAGACGTATTTTTTCCGTTTTGGAAAATACCGCGCCAGAATATTGATATATATTCAATTCATCTTTGCCAGTTCTATCAACTCGACGTTCACCGCACCACTGCAATACGGCAACATTTCCGTTGACATTATGGAATGTAACGGGCCAGTATCGTTCTATAACAGGTTCGTTTCGACTACCGAAACTGCTGACGTGTTCGGCTGTTACCGATTTACCACATTCGGGACACGTTGTTTTTTTATTGCCGAATATTTCTTCACCGGTTTTTGAATGAATAAATCCTATTCTGTTATTTAATTTTGTGTATTCTTGCATTGTAACTGCTCCGCAAGCGGTACATTTACATTTAACACACTTTTTGTTTCTGTCCTCCAACGGCTCATAATAGTACCCAACTTTGTATATTAATAAATTCACTTTTCTTTTTTTATTGCACCAGTCGGCCAAACCTTTGGGTGGTTCGTTCAATCGTGCCAATATGTAATCTATTTCATCATACATACAACCGCCCCCTATATTAAGTCTGCCAATGTGACGATTTTTTCGGATGGCTTAATTTCTTCCGCCACCGGAGCTGTTATCTGTATTCCGTAAAATTTGCAGATTATTTTTTCTGCCTGTTGTGGTGTTACACACGCAAAATTATTTTTTCTATGCTCGTCCGCATATTTTTTAATCTTTTTCTCACATTCAACAATGCTCATTTCTTTCACTTTTAAATCCTGTCCGACGATTTCCGCCGCCTGTGGATTGTTTCTGATGATGTCTTTCAACTGTTCACCAACATAATATGGCGCAGTATTTTCCTTTCCTGCCTGTTGCCCCTCTATCTGTTTTATGACCGTGTTTATCATTGTTTTTTCCTCTCTTTCTTTCTCAATCGATTGGGATTTAGTCGGTTATTTCAATTTGACCGCCATTATCCAAAAAATTTGTTTTGAAATTATGGTGAAACCCTTCACGTATTATCCCTGCAAACTCCGTTAGTTGTTGCATATTCATTGGTGTAGCCTGTATTGTACCTACGCATATACCGCGTGACACAACAAATATTAAATATCCATCACCGCGTGAATAGTATTCAATAGCAAATTCATCACGAAATGCCGTTATATATTTCGTGTTTAAAATCATTATTCTGCCGTCGGTTCGTGTGAATAATTTGTAAATTTCACTACCACTGCCGATAGTAAACGTCAACGCTGATAATCTATCTAATTCTTCAACTTCGATTTTCGGATTTTGTTCGTTTGTGCAATCATATGCTTGATATTTTTCACGGCTTTCCTCTTCAATTCCCATTGCCGTGAAATAATCGTCGATTTCCCACTGTGGTGATATACCCTGCACCAAAACAGTGACCTCGCCGTCCGACAAATATTTCATATCGCCGTACTGTTCCAACGATATGTATTTGTTCTTTCGGCAGAATTTAAAAATGTAATCTAATTTCATTTATCCCGCCCCCTGTCAAAATGTTACGGCGATATTTAAAACCGCCGCCGCAAGCCAATACACTACCTTTCGCCAATCCCCCGTAATCGTGTACGGGATTGCTGACATCAGTTGTATAACTATTAATGTCAGCGGTAATATTTTTTCTTTTGTCATAATTTTATACCCCCTCTATATCAACCTTTGTGCCGTCCTCGTATTCCAAAAATCGGACGGACCCGTCATATATAACCTCAAATTCGTCTATATCTTCGTGCAACAAGAACTTTTTGCCATAATATTTTTTCATATTGTCCCACGCCTCAAATGGAACGGTATAGAATTTTTCTTGGATATTGACCGCCACAAACACAACGGCACCCATTTTCTTTTGCTCACGCAGCCACTCCATTTGTGTATCTGTAACCGCATTTCTTTGAATGCGGCTTTTCTGAGTGCTTTTTGCCTCAAACGCAATAGCTCTGCCACCACGCAAGACACCTTTAAAATCCGGCTCGGCTCTGCCGGTGAATCGCCCCATAAATTTGTTGCCATTTTTTCTTGTAACTATGTACGGCTCGTTGACTTTATTTATTATCGCCACCTCTTTTTGACGGTAATAGTTGCACCCACGCATCAGCAGGCTTTCAAATGCTCGTCCTCTTGCGGCACTTTTTTTATTTCTCAAAATCTGTTCGCCGTCTGCGTTTCTGTTTTCATCAATCAATGCTCTGTATTCGTCCACTGTCATTTTTTCCACTGCTTTGTCCTCTCTTTCTTTGCTCTATCCTGTTCAACATCGTGCATTTTTCTAATGTTTTTATATCTGCGGCTGTTGCTCTCGGTGCGTTTCCGCATATCCGAATTATGCACGGTGTATTTTCGTATTTACAGCCGTTACAACCGTCATTCATTTTTCAACACCGCCTAACCATTACATACTCTTGATACGGAAATCCGCTGAAATCGTGGAACCCGTCAAACCTATGTATTATTTCATAGTGTTTTTTCGCTCTCGGTGTGCTTGTCCACCTTTCGGCCTGTATTATTCTGTATCTGATTTTTGGTTTTTTCATATTTCTGCTACTTGTGAAATCTTTTTCAGATTTTTCACTGTCACCCTTGACGAAATACATTGCCAAATCATACATTGAATCAGTGTATATATTTTCTATATGCACCTTGCCGTGTTCCCATAGGCTTATAATGATACCTATGTCAAATACATTTTTGATTATAAAATGATGATGTAACCCACCCTTGACACCACGTTCGGTCATTGCCGTATAGGTCAGCGGTATGTCTTTCTTCTTTAACTTTTCACGCAATCGTCGAATAAATCGACTGCGTTGTTTTTTTGCCATTACCATACTATCGGGACGTTCCATACGTCTGTATGTTAACGTCACCCACCAATCCGACTTTTTGAAATTTGTACAGATATTCCAAACAATTCTTTTTTTCTTCAACAACTCATTTCTTCGCCGTTGAACCTCTGAACATTCATTCCAATTCGGACCTCTTGGAATGTTTTTTTTACCGTATCTTGCAGAGAAACTTTTTTCTTTGAAAATGTGTTCCCCTGCAATGATAGTTTTTTCTATGTATGCCATATATCTTAATCTGCTTTCGTCCTAAATTTAATTACTTAAACAAGTTATAAAACCTTGAAAAATCAAGGTTTTTTTTGTTTTTTGCTATTGCCTATTTTTTCGATATATGATATAATAGATATGTGGGTATCTTTATATCACATATAGTATTTCAAAAAGTAGTGGTTTGGCTGAACCACTATTTTTTTTGTGTCAATTCGTCGATTGACATTTGCACCGTTTTGGGCGGTGGCGTTCGGTGTGTTATAGGCTGTTTCGCCTGTCTGCATTTCTGACAGATAAAACCGCCTGTCGGTGTTACCGCCCCCGGTATATTCTTCGGGTCAACATATGTCATATACCACTGCCCGCAGACAGTACATTGACTGTTATATGTTTTTCTTCTCATATCGCCGACACTTTCTTCTTAAACAACGGCAACACTTTCTTGCTCTCTGCTCCGCTGTTGGGTTGATTTATCAGTGCAAGCACTTGGTCTGTTTCTCTAATAAATCTTTGTCGCGGACTTTCAATGTCCTTTCTATTTTTTTTGTTGCTGAGCAAATCGTCAAGCATTTGCAACGCCATATGCTGACCCTGTTCATTCAGTTGTTCTATTCGTTCTATGTATTTATCGTACAT